TATAGATGAAGCAATGCAACACTTCGACATCCGTTCAGTCTATACACAGGAATCAGGTTATGCTCTTGCAAAAGCGGCTGACCAGAATATCCTCCGTATGGCTGTAAAAGCGGCACTGTCAACTAACCAGCAACGAGCAAGTAAACTGATTCAAGATTATGATCCTCTTGCTTCCACTAAACTTACAGATGAAGATTTCACAGAGAATGTAGCTTTTGCTGCTTCCTTCGCTAATTCAAAGAAGGCCGCCTATTTCATGGAGGGCTTAATTGAAGCCAAGCGTGTCTTAGAAAGTGCGGGCGCACCTCTTGAAGATCTTATTTGTGTAATGGCTACCGATCAATATTACTCATTGTTTAAGACAGTATCAAATAGTGAAGCTGTCTCAGCTTTGACAATGTTTAATAGAGATGTTGGTGGAGGTGGATCAGTTAAAGATATTGATCTTCCAATGATTGCAGGTATCCCTGTAGTTAGAACTCCTCATCTTGGATCTTTAGGAGCATCTGCATGGACAGGTTCTCTGTGGTCTACTGCTAACCCTGCAATTTCAACTGGTCAAGCACCACTTGCAAATACCGCAGGATCAGGTAGGGCTGCTCATTATAATTTACCAGCATCTTATTCTGGTGTTGTAAATGATGGCAGTAACAATGGGCCTACTGCTGGTCAAGATGGTACTTCTACTGTAAACTTAGAAGACGAATCTTTAACAGTTCGTGCTATAGTAATGCACAAGGATGCTGTCGCTACTGTGAAACTGATGGACTTGTCCGTTGAGTCTGAGTATCAGATTGAACGCCAAGGTACTCTGATTGTTTCTAGGTATGCAATGGGTCATAACGTACTACGACCAGCAATGGCAGTAGCACTTACGGCTCCAGCAGCTTAAACTAAATTGAGGGCAACAGGAGGTTCTCTTCCAAACGGAGCGATCCTTCCTCTCTCCATTACCTCCTGCTCTGCCCTCTTTCCTTCTTTTCTTTCTTTTTATCTCCCCTTATATTATTATTTATCATGGCGACATTAACACCTACATCAAAACTAGATGCTGTTAATTCAATTCTTTTAGGTATAGGTGAAGCACCAGTTAATACTTTAGGATCAGGATTACAGGAAGCTGAGATTGCTGAAGTAACTTTAAATAACATTAATAGAGAAGTTCAATCTTTAGGATGGCATTTTAATACTGAAGTAAGATATACATTAGCAAAAAATTCAGATGGAATAATTAATCTTCCTACTAATTGTTTGAAAATAGATACAGCATCAATTCTAAGAGATTATACTACTGATGTAGTTGAACGAAATAGAAAATTATATGATAGGGTTAAAAATTCATTTATTTTTACTACAAATATAGAAACAGATATAGTTGTTTTTCTAGATTTTGAAGATATTCCTGAAACGGCAAGACGATATATAACTTTAAGAGCCGCTAGGAAGTATCAAGAAAATATTTTAGGATCTTCCACTCTCTCTAAACTTCAAGCAGATGAAGAACAGGCTGCTTTGTTCGCATTAAAAGAAGCTGAAGCAGAAATTGGAGATTATACTATATTCGACCAGTATGATACTTATCGTCATATTGATAGAAAAATAAATACATCTATTTCTACACTTTTATAAATATAAAATATGTCCTTAGTATCTAAAGCTATACCTAATCTAATAAATGGAATATCTCAACAGCCACCTGAAGTAAGATTAGCTTCACAAGGAGAGGTACAGGAAAATGGTTTAGCTACAGTAGTTAGAGGTTTAGAGAAGAGACCTGGAACTGAGGTAGTTCAGAAATTAGATTTCACTCCTTCAGGTACATATCTTATTCATCCAATACGGAGAGATGAGACTGAAGAATATACTTTAATATTAGGTAAGGCAGGTGTAAATAAATTCATAAAAATATTTGATGGAGAAGGTAATTCTATGCCTGTCCAAGGTAGTGACAATGCCGCAGATCCAACTTTTAATGATATAACTAACGGACATCTAGCATATTTTAGTGAGGTCACTGATTTCGGTACACAAGTAACTGCCACTACTGTGACCGATACTACTTTCTTCTGTTCAAATCAGAAAATAATTACTAAGGCTACTTCAAATAGTACGACTTCCAGACAAGATAATGCCCTAGCTAAATCTTCAAAAGGTACTTCATCTATAACAGGGAATGTTGTACGAGAAGCTCTAATTTATATTAAACAAGGCGGATTCAATAGTAAATATGCAGTAACTATTAAGGTAGGAGATGATAAATATAAAGTAGGATACCAAACTCCTGCCACTCAACCTGTAATGAACCAACAATGGATTGGTACTGAGAGTATTGCACAGATCCTCCATGAAGGATCTTCCGCAGTTGGTAGTCCTGATCCTAATGGTTGGGGAGAATTCGATGCCACTACTACGAATTTAGAGAAAGAAGGTTTTGGTGGACGACTCCCTGAAGAAAATAAAGATGCTACAGGTAACACAGATGCAGATCATTGGAATGGATTTGATCAAGCAACAGATGCAAATCCTCCTGTTCCAGAAGGAATGCCAGTAGGTATGACTATGACAAGGATAGGAAGTATTCTTCATATAGCACATACCGCAGATTTCGATATTAGTACTTCCGACTCTCATGGTGATACTGATCTATTTGCGATCATGGGAGCGAGATTCGGAGACACAGGCAGTAGTAAATCCACAAAAAAATTCACAGATCTCCCTGCTGCAGGTGTTCCAAATGGTTTTATAACAAAAATAGCAGGTGATAATACTGTAGGAATGGATGATTTTTATGTAAAATTTGAAGCCGATACTCTAGGGAAAGGAGTATGGAGAGAATGTATAGGGCCAGATGAAGATCATCACTTTGATTATAATACTATGCCACATAGGTTAGTAAGATTATTTGATGATAGTAAGATTTCTCCTACAAATCCTTATGGTATTACATTTGTATTTGAAGCGGTTACTGCTACTGCAGATGATGGTAGAACAGTAGATGGAGTAGACAATGTAGACTATTCAAGAATTGGATGGAATGCTAGATTAGCAGGAGATGATACTCTAAATCCTTTTCCTTCCTTCGTGGGTTCAGCTATAACAGATATATTCTTCCATAAAAATAGATTAGGATTTTTGAATGATGAAAATGTAATCTTTAGTGAAGCAGGAAATTATTATAATTACTTCCCTCTAACTGTCATATCAGGAGTAGATAGTAATCCTATTGATGTGACAGTCTCCAATGATAAAGTATCCCTCCTTAGACATGCAATACCTTTTAGTGAGACTCTCTTATTCTTCTCAGAACTACAACAGTTCAAACTATCTACAGATGGTATTCTATCTCCTGCCTCTGTATCCATTGATGTAACTACCCAATTTGAGACTGATGCTAGGGCTAAACCTGTGTCGGTTGGAAGATATGTATTCTTCGCCTTTCAAAGAGGTAGATTTTCAGGTGTTAGAGAGTACTTTGTCGATAAAACCAAAGAAGTTAATGATGCGGTAGAAGTTACTTCCCATGTTCCACAGTATATACCTGGAAAAATTACAAATTTAGTATCTTCTAGTAATGAACAGATTCTAGTGTGTCAAAGTAGTACTGAACTTCAGAATTTATATGTATATAAATACTATTGGCAAGCAGATGATAAGATTCAATCCTCATGGTCAGTTTGGAAATTTGGTGCTGATATTCTTAATTGTACATTTATAGGTTCGACACTTCAAGTTCTTATTCATAGACCTGATGGTGCATATCTTGAAAATATTAATCTATCTACTGATTCTTCAGTTGATGTTATGGAGGATACGACTTCAGTATTACTAGACAGGAGAGTAAAATTAGCACAAGAAATTCTTCCACTCTCTACTACTGCTAATGGAGATGCTACACTAACAGTATCTAGTACTGCAAATTTAAGAGTAGGAATGACTGTTACTGGAACTGGGATACCTACAAGTCCTGTTCCAACTATTGCATCTATAACAGATGCTACCCATCTTGAACTTTCTGCTAATGCTACTGCAGATGGATCTGCTAATGTTACATTGACCTTTAATGATGTTTTAGCTACACATGTTCCTTATTATAGTTCATTACCATCAGATACAGTATTTGTAAATCAGAATGCACAGAAGATTGCACAGGCAGATGTCAATACTCAGATAGTAGCAGGAGATACTATATATACAGGAATACCATATAACTTTAAGTATGAATTTACAAGATTCCTATATAAATCTAAAGATGATATAGCGGTACAGACTGCAAAACTTCAACTTAGGAATATAAATGTCCTGTATAATAATACAGGTTTCTTTAAATTAAATGTAGAAGTTGCACCTTATACTATCTCAGTTCCCGATCCTGATAGCCCAGGAACTACTAAGGATATAACTCCTCGTAAGGCTTATGAAAAAACATTTAGTGGATTTATTACTAATAGTTCTGAGATAGGAGAATATAAATTACTATCAGGTTCATTTAAAAGTTCGATACTTTCTAGTCCAGAGAATTGTAAAATTTCTTTAACCAATGATGAATATCTTCCATGTTCCTTTCAGAGTGCTGAATGGGAAGGTTTCTTAAATCTTAGATCACAAAGAATATGAAAATTTATACTGAAGTTATCTATACATGGGATGATGCTAAAGGAGAATTAGTTGAAGAATCTTCAAAATCATTTGATTATCATGGGCCTTTAACTTTATGTGTGGCTCCAGCCGCAGCAGCAGTAGCTCCTTGGGTAATCCCAACAATTATAGCGGGTGTACAATTAGCTATTTCAGCTTTTGGAATTTGGAAAGGACAAAAAGCGTCTGAAGAGGCGGATAAAAGAGAAGCTGCTAGAAGAGCGAATTTAAAAAGATTAGCAATAAAGAAATTCAAACACCAACAAGGTACTGCAGTATGGAATCTAAGTAATTTAGACAGACAAGAACAGAGAGATAGAGACATTGAGAAAAATGTACTACTTACTGAGACTATTAAAAAGAAAAAAATAGAAGGTACGATAAGGGCACATGGTGGAATGTATGGTCAAAGTTCAGATTTTTATATGGATAGGATTTCAGGAGATTTATTAAGAGGAATGGATGCCCTAAAAGAAGATTTCTTATTTAAGAGAATTGAAATACAAACTAAAGGAGAATCAGTTATGAGAGGACTACAGACTGATAGGATAAATATGCAGTATGGAATAGCAGGACTCACTGCTCCTTCTACATCCGATAGATCTCTTATGTGGTTACAAATGGGTAATGCCGCTTTGGATGCCTATGGTACTTTTCATAAATATAATCCACCTAAAACATCATAATGGCAGAATATAACACACATGTAAGTCAAAAGGGATTTAATCCCCCTATGGAACAGAGTAAGTTTAATCCACCTGCTCCTATTAATGATATTTCTGCTAATTACCAAAGAAAATTAGCAGTCGCAAATCAGATAATGAGTGTAGCTTCCTCATTTGGAAAATCTTTTGGCCTTGCTCATCAAAGAGAACAAGAGCAGGAAGAGATTAATGTATTAGCAGAGAATAAAATATTTAGAGAAGAACTTATTCAGGCTGAAATTGAAGGTAGAGCATACGCTTCAACAGGTAAAGATTTAAATGAGACTATCGCAAAAAAGATACTTCGTGATAGTAATAAATTTAGGAGAGCTAATCCTGAATTAGTAGCTAAATTAAATAGAGGATATAAATTAAAAAAAGGAGAACTAACTCTTGCTCAACGGAATAGTGGTCTTAAAATAAATGCTGACAGTGTTATAGAACAGTTAGGATTTGAATGGATTAAACAAAGACAAGATGCTATACATGGACATGGAAAAGCTGATAATGTACCTCATGATTACTTCGTTCCAGACTTTCCAGAATTTGTAGCTGAGATTATAGATAAAGATTCCCTAGAAGTAAGGGCAGCTTTAATAAAAGAGAATCCTTTAATAACTGAAGTTTTAGCTAAAGAAGGAAAAAGATTAAATTATGATCCTTATTATACTTCCGCTTCAAAATGGTATAAAGACTATAAGGATAGAGAAAAACAACAAGGAATTAATAACTTCTTATCTAAACAATCATGGTCTGAGATCAACAATCTTCAAGGTATTAGAAATGGTTTAAAAAAGGAATTTGGAATACCAAGACAGAGAGCAAATAAAGAAACAGTTGGATTTTTAATAGGGTATTTTCAAAATAGGGTAATAAATGAAGGGGATGTTTTATTAAATGATCCTATATTCAGACAAATTCCTAAACTTTTATCACAACCAGATGAACATGGAGTGTCCCTGCTGACAGCTAAAGGTAAATATAGTATAGGAACAGAAGCAAAGGAATTATTAAATCTAGTTAATACCACTTATAAAACACTTTATGATAAGCAAGAAGCTTTAAGTAATAAAAGTGCTAATAGAGCAGATAGTGAAAAAGAAAAAGGTCTTCAACTACAATTTAGTATTGCATTTACTCAATTTCAAGGTGATTTAAGCAAGGCTAAGAGTTTAAATGATATTATAGAAATTAGAGGTAAAGCGAAAGAACTTATAGAACAGCCTTATACGACAAATATTACTCTATTTAATACATTAGGTGGAGATTCTCCTGTTGATTTAATGAAACTAATTAGAACGAGAGAGAAAGAAATTCAGACTGAAGTTAGTACACCTAAAAAACAAAGAGAATTAGTACCTGAAGAAGAACAAGTAAAAAATAATGCCATAGTAAAATTTGGTAAAATAACAAATAATATACAAATAATAGACAATTTTGAATTGACAGAGGCAAGTGTAGAAAAAGTAAATGGCCTAATAAGAGAGGTGAAGGCTATATATAATAGCACAATCAAAGGAACTCACCCTGAAGAAGGTCTTGGTAATGATTGGAAAAACTTCCCTGAGTTTTATAAGTTATATAATAAAGCTTTAACTGATATTAATACTCAAAAAACAGCATTAGAAGGACGTATAGAGAAAGCTAATCAGAAAGAGGATGTAAAAACTCAAACTTATAATAATTATAAAAGACATAATAAAAATGAAGCTAAAAATTCAATAGAAAAAGCTGCTATAATATCTTCATTTCATGAACGTCTTGAA